ATACCAGCAGATAAAATCAATTGGAAGATAGAACAAGAAACAAATAATTGGTTGGTACCACAAGATATAACTATGCATATTATCGAAAAAGAAGATTATGGTTGGACTATCCAGCCACAAGAAATAACCTATACCATATAAGGATAACAATATGACAACCGGATTTCAAATTCAAAATCAACAACTGTATGCGGACAAAGATCCCAATGCCAAACTGACCTATACATTCGATTGGAGTGAATGGTTGCAAAATGGTGATTACATAACTGCCTGCACCTATACCCTACAGGTTCGTGCCAATGATCCAATCCCTTTGGTAAAAGAATCCGATGGCTTTACTACCACAGCCACTTATATTAAATTGAGTGGTGGCCAAACAGATAAGGTTTATACGGTCTATGCTCAAATAACCACTCATACTGGATTAATTGATCGCAGAAACTTCAAACTCAAGATTGTCAATCGCAGTGCTTGATTTTGCCTAAAAGCCTTGATCTTCAGGGCTTTTTTAGTGTATCATATAAATATATGGTAGAGGCAAACAATGGCAAAACTTAATTGGCAAAAAATAAATCAACAAAGCAAGGCTCAATCTTTTAATGAAAAGGCACCTCAAGCAGTATCTCTGAATTTTGATGATAATAAATTATGGTCATTAAGAGGCAAATATTATGGCATTCATTATACTAAACTTCCATTGCATTATTTAGAATGGGTGTTAGATAATTCAACATCAGGCAAACACAAAGGCATTGCAGAAAGTGAACTCTATCGCAGATTTCACGAATTATCTAACACTTAAGGTTGGCGGGCCAGATTGTAATACCGCTGTGGAAAAACTGGGGAATAACCAGACACAAAACATATTGATAGACTCATCATACAATTGGAGTATCTGTTGATATAGTATGAATGTTAGCATACGAAACACTTGGCTGTAAAAACTTAAGAAACTGAGGAACGAGTCTTAAGACGCTTATGCGAGTCAATGCAGGTAGGGAAAGATTAGAGCCCATCAGCAACAAGTGAATAAACAAATACCTGCTTCCAATGTCTCGGCTGTGAAACCCTCACATAATGACAAAAAGATGGAACCGAGCAAAACGGTTCCGTCTGACTGTAAGTTGCCCTACATAATGTCTCTCATTAATAATTAAACAAATTACATCAAGTTTAGTTTGAGCGAAAGCGAATAACTAAACGAAGATGTAGAGTGAACTTGTTCACTCTTTTACCTATAACACATAATATGGCAACTAAGATTAATAAAGAAATATATCCCGATGTAGATCAAGATCTCTTAGAGGTATTACGAGATATCTATAGCAGATACACAGGATATCAAGTAGCAGAAGCAATCAAGGTGATTCGTCTGGAATTAAATCAGCAGAAAGAACTGCAACAACTGGATCAAGATATATCTCTCTTATTACTCAAGCAAGATAAACTTCGCAATTCCTCAATAGACGAGCATCAGTAGGATTCATTTCCAATGCCATACCGCCATATTGAATGGCTTGTTCTTTCATGCCGAGATTATGTGCAGCCAATGCGGCCAAATCATACAGTTTCCAACCCCATGGCACAGGAGTTGAAGTAAACACATATTCCCTTTGTGTTATGGTCAAGCCTTGAGTTGCGGCATAAAAACATTCTTGCCATAGGTTCAGTTCATAACAGGCTTGACCCAAATCACACCAAGTGTCACGAATCCAACGGCTTTCATCTACAGCCCGTCTATATGCTGTTAGGGCTTGAGCATATTGCTGTTGAGCCATGTGGCAGTGACCTATATGTCTTAAGGCAAAACTGCGTTCATGATGCCAAATGGCCCCTGGCATGCCAAGATAGTGTTCAAATTCTCGGATTGCGTGTGTATAATCATTGGTATAGAATAACTCTCTGGCAAAATACCAACGATCCCTACTGCTATAGGGATTTTCTGTTATGGCCGAACGAAGCATGGGCAAATATTGTCCTCGACTCTTGTCAGGATCAGGATGGTGTTCGATTAGGATGTCTTCAATAACAGTATATGATTCCTGTGTGCGTGGATCAGGTTGAATCATTTCATGACATAGATTATGCCAAGTGTAGCCATGTCTTGCATGTATCTTTTGATGATCAAACACATTGCCACCGCCATTGTCAAAACGATATTGCAGTCTTGTAGTGCCTTCACGCCATGCGTCTTCTACAAGATCTCTCCATCCTGGCAATAATATTTCATCCACATCCAGGGCAATACAGATGTCATAGTCTGCAGGAATCAGGGACAAGGCAGTATTACGAGCAGTGTCAAAGCGCCAAGGTCGGACGGCGATTTCATAACAAGTAATGCCCAAATAGCGAGCCAATTGTACAGTACGATCAGTGCTTCCTGTGTCAGCCAAAAGAACCATGTCAGCACCCTCACAACTGGCACTGAATCGCTCAATAAACTTTTCTTCATTTAGGCTAATGGCGTAAACACATATTTTTGGTTTGGTCACTAATTTCTCCAATTTAGTTGCATATTATATTTATATTTGCTATAATACACACATGATATTCCAGATAACCTTAATCAACAACATGGGCCTAACACAAGAACATACCATGGATCTTCCCATAACTGACCAAGCCACTTGGGATGTTGCCATGGCCTTGCCCGAAATAAAAAATCTTCTCAAAAATTATGATGGCCAAATATTGGACATTAGTCCAGACGGAATGAAAAACTATGCCACAGAAGAAGAAATGCGTCTTTCACTAAAGAGTCTTATTTAAGGGCTTTTTTATTGTTAGACTATAAATACAGCATAGGAGAAAGATATGACCAAAAGAAGACGAAACACAGGCCTGCATGCCGCAGGCTTGGAACGACCTCATGTGTGGAAGATAGGCCCAGATGCCAATCGCCACAAAATGTATATTCCTTTTCTCAAAGCCCGAGCACAGGCCAATTATAGAAATGAAGGTTGGGATTTGACCTTTGAAAAATGGTTTGAATTATGGGATGGTCAATGGGAACGCCGTGGCAGAGGCATTGATGACCTGTGCATAACACGCATTGATCCAGAAAAACCCTGGAGTGATACTAATGCTCAAGTGGTTGCTCGTATAGATCATTTGAGAGAACAAAACTTGGCTCGCAAGGGCAAATCTTATCGATCACGAAAAGGCAAACTATGAAAAATCTATTGGGTATATTCTTAGCAAGTTTACTTACTGCTTGTGCTACACCTCCACAATGGTTGGCCAATCATTTTGACGCAGGTGATGTTTGTCAAACAAGAGAATTTGCTTCTGACGGCACACGCCTAAAGCCACAGGGCTACCAACAACCTTATGGCTGTGGTGGTGGTAGACAAACAACGGGTGTTGTTAGAGATACACAAGGTCGCGTACAGGCCATAATAACCACAAGGTAAATATATGAAACGCATAGGCTATACAAGTTTAAGTAAAATGCAAGCTCGCGAGGGCTTGACCTACAGCACCACTTATGTGAAACAAACACCTCAGCAACGCCGAGAATTAACTGACCATATTAGAATGGTCATAGGTGAAATTGCTGATGCCATTGATCGGGATCCTGAATTAGTTGATTTTATAAGAACACCACTGAGAGGTTTTAAGACCACAGGTGGTCAGAATCGTAGCATAACTGATTTGATCACTGACATGCATAACGAAGCCCGTGGCCGCATGAAATCAGGTAGACTTAAAGATTTTGCCATGGCTCCTATTGAACGCTGGAACAAACTGTTTGCTGACACTGATTATGCAGTTGATCTACACTTACAACAGCCAAAAAAGAACATATTTGAAGATTTAGTGGATGAAGACTATGATGAATCAACACATTGATCCCTATGACCTCTTGTTGCAGTTAAACAGCCGCATGGGCAACTTGGAAAAAAACACATTGGAATTGCAAACAAGCCTAATTAAAATAACCACGGCATTCAATGATCAAACACAGGTTATACAACAACTGCAAAACAATCAACAGGCCCTGGATCAAGTGATTGGATCCATGATGCAAGAGTTAAGACATAGAGATCTAAACCGCTAAATATTTGTGCCAGTCCCTCGCTGGTATTGTGTATTTCTATTATCTGAAAATGAAAAAAGCCCGCTTTCGAGTGGGCTTTTTCTTGGGTCTAAATAAATATACTATGACAGATAAAATCATCGACAGTGGATCTGTGACACTATACCCGGGCACCACAGAAAAGATACAGGCTGACATTGGACTTATTCCCGTTGAAAGTCAAATAGACACCAAGTGCGACCATACTACAGACAAATGTAAATGTGAAATAGCCGCTGAACAGCCCCTACAAAATTATGATGTCAAATGGGAATACAAACCCAGACAGAATCCCAAATGGGGAACTGTGACTCGAGACGGACTCATAGTGGGCCGTGGTGCCAATAAACGAGTGGTACCTCCAGATGAAGTATGGAAGCTGGCCGCATTGGGTGCTACCATGGAAGAAATGAGTGATTGGTTTCAGATCAATAGAGAAACCTTAAAATACAATTTTAGTGATTACATTGCAAAAGGCCGTGCTGAATTAAAGCGTAGATTGAGAGCCGCACAGATCCGTGTGGCCATGGACGGCAATGCCACCATGTTGATATGGCTGGGCAAGAACATACTTCAACAAAGCGATAATCCAGTAAACACAGATGCAAATGCCCCACTACCATGGAACGACAGCGAGTTATAATATGGCCACAACTAATGAAAGAGTAGCAGTATTAGAAACAAAGGTAGATAATCTCAAAGAAGGTGTTGATGACCTTAAACATTGTCTCAATGAAAGCCATAAACAAATGATCCAACAGTTGGATGATTACCGCGAAGAAAATGCCCGGGATCATGCCCGTGTTATGAACATGTTGGATGAACTCATGCTGTGGAAAAACAAATGGGTATGGGTTGGTGGCGCTGTATTGACCTTGTTGAGCCTTGTGTTTGGCCACTTGGAAACTATTGTCAAGGTTTTGCAGTAATGTTTAAGATAACTGTGGAGTCATTGACATTTGTCTTGCTGGGATTCTTGACTGGCATTGGATGGTGGTTGGGTACTGAGTTTTGTCGCATAGTGTTTAACTAATGGCCCTAAGCACAGCACAACAGACTATTGCAGAAGATAGTCATAGATTCAAGGTAGTAGTGGCTGGCAGACGCTTTGGCAAAACACACTTGGCCATTCGTGAACTGGCCTACTATGCACGAATACCTGAGCAAGAAGTATGGTATGTTGCCCCCACATACAAGCAGGCCAAGATGATTGTGTGGCGCAAGTTAAAGAACAAACTACAAGACTTGAAGTGGATACAAAAGGCCAATGAAAGCGAATTAACTATACTGTTAAAGAATGGATCAACTATTGCTCTCAAAGGCGCTGACAATGAAGATAGCCTGCGTGGTGTGGGATTAGATTATTTGATCATGGATGAATTTGCTGACATAGATCCAGAAGCCTTCTTTGAAGTATTGCGTCCTACATTGGCAGATAGACAGGGTAAGGCCATGTTTATTGGCACTCCTAAAGGCATTGCCAACTGGGCATATGATCTATACCAGATGGAGCAAGATTATCCAGATGCATGGAAATCATTTCAATATACAACCATAGATGGTGGCAATGTCACTGAAGATGAAATAGCGGCAGCCAAGAGAGACTTGGATGAAAGGCAATTTAGACAAGAGTTCTTGGCCACATTTGAAACCTACACTGGGCGTATCTATTACGCATTTGACCGTACAGGCAATGTTAGAAACTTAGAACAACCTGATACACAAGTCATATACATTGGCATGGATTTTAACATAGACCCCATGAGTGCTGTAATCAGTGTACGCCAAGGAGATAATTTGTATGTCATCGATGAGATCCGTATGTTTTCTTCTAACACCGCCGAAATTGTGGAAGAAATTAAAACAAGATACCCTAAAAGCAGAGTCTGGGTCTACCCCGATCCAGCGGCCCGTCAAAGAAAGACCAGTGCCGGCGGTGCTACGGACCTTACCATCTTGCAGAACGCAGGCTTTATAGTCAAGAGTCCCAATAGCCATACACCAGTGCGTGATCGTATCAATGCTGTTAATTCAAGACTGGCTGATGCCACAGGCATTCGAAGGCTATTTATTAGTACTAAGTGTAAATATACATTAGAAGGCCTGGAAAGACATACATATAAAGAGGGGACTACCACCCCCGACAAAGATAGTGGATATGACCATATGATGGATGCATTAGGTTATATGGTAGATTATATATTCCCAGTCCGCAGAGATCGAGATCCCAACGCTGTTGAACCCAAGCGCTGGGGTCATAATATTGGAGCCCGCTAATGGCAATTATTCAAACAGTAGAAGAACAACTTGCACGATTAGGCAGTTATAATCGCATGTACAATTACAATAGGAACAATTGGAAGTTCTTATTGGTCAGTTATTTGGGTGGTGATGACTATCGCCGCGCAGGCCTATTAACACGCTATCAGTTGGAAACAGACAGTGAGTATCAAGCACGCCTAAATGCCACACCACTTGAAAACCACTGCAAGGCAGTTATCAATGTGTATAACAGTTTTTTGTTCCGTGAACCACCTGAGCGTGACTTGGGATCATTTGATGGATGGCCAGAAGTAGATGACTTCTTGGCCGATGCTGACTTGGAAGGCCGCAGTCTCAACAATTTCATGAAAGATGTGGCCACATGGGCTTCAGTGTTTGGTCATTGCTGGATCATGGTTACTAAGCCTGATGTGGGTGCAACTACTCGCGCAGAAGAATTACAACAGGGTATCCGCCCTTATGTTAGCCTATTAACTCCAATGAATGTGTTGGATTGGCATTTTGAGCGTGAACCCAGTGGCCGTTATCAATTACAACATCTCAAATATGTAGAAGAAGTAAATGGATCCATACAAACTATCAAGATATGGAGCAAGGATACTATTGAAACTTGGGAAGTGGATTTCGACAAGCGTGAGATCATGAATCAAATAGTAGAACCTAACGGCTTGGGCAAGATACCAGCAGTTGTGGCCTACAACAGCCGTAGCAGTGTGCGTGCCATGGGCATACCTGACATTGCTGACATTGCTCACTTGCAACAGTTTATCTACAACTTGACCAGCGAAGTGGAACAGACACAACGCATGGATGCACATCCTTCATTGGTCAAGACTCCTGAAACACAAGCAGGTACAGGTGCTGGTTCAATTATTTCAATGCCAGAGAACTTGGATCCTGGACTAAAGCCTTATCTATTAGAATACAATGGTGCTTCAGTTGATAGCCTATACAAGGCCATTGAACATGCCTCGGATGCCATTGATGCTCTGGCCAACATAGGCAGTGTTCGTGCAAGATCAACAACAGTTATGAGTGGCATTGCCATGCAGACTGAATTTCAATTGCTCAATGCCAAACTGGCTGAAAAGGCCGACAACTTAGAAGAAGCAGAAGAACAAATATGGATCTTGTGGGCAGAGTACATGGATTCAGTATGGGACGGCGAAGTTGAATACGAAGACAGTTATTCCATCCAAGATGAACAATTAGAATATACCAAACTACAAACTGCCAAACAAACTGCAACAGGTCCAGAAGCCCTGGCTGCTGTTGATCAGATGTTGATTGATCTTATAACTGATGACACTGATTATGAAGGCAAATTCCCAGGACCATTAGATGCTCAAGCAGGCAATGTAGTACAGGATATGAATACACCTGGCATGGGGGAAGCAGTTAGTCCTACTCCCACAGCCAATGAATATGCACAACAGCCGGGAGCGAATCCTGCTGATACGACAGGAGCAAGTTGTCCCGTAGCCACACAGGATGTAGCAGTCAACTTGAAGAATCGTGCCAAGGCAATTAAAACTGCCAACTATGGTCCAATGAACCCCGCCCAACCAAACAGAACATTCTGGATGGCCAAGGCTCAAATCTTTGGAGCAACTGTACAAGAAGCCAAGACCAGTCGTTGCGGCAATTGTGCGGCATTCAATCAAACACAACGGATTCTTGATTGTATCGATGCTGGCTTGGCCGCTGGCGGCAGTGGAACTCAAGATGCGTGGGATACAGTTAAAGCAGGCGATTTAGGCTATTGCGAAATGTGGGACTTCAAATGTGCCGCATCAAGAACATGCGATGCTTGGGTAGCAGGCGGACCAGTCACAGATTAAGGAAATCAAAATGGATCAACTAATACAACAACTAATACAGGCTTTTGCCAACAACTTCACATTTTATTTGAAGAGTCACAACTACCACTGGAGTGTGACAGGACCAGACTTCGTGCAGTATCATGAATTCTTAGAAAAGATTTATGATGATGCTCAGGATGCTATTGACATGTATGCTGAGAAAATTAGGCAAGTAGGGGCTTACCCACAAGGCGATTATCGCGATATAATCAAGAATACGCAACTTATGGATCCTGTTGATACTGTCACGGACCCTATGATTATCTTTGCTAATCTAATGGATGACATTGATGTTATCATAACTCAATTGCAAGACACATATGATACAGCAGGCGAACAGCGTGAATATGGCATTCAGAATTTTATTGCTGATCGCATTGACACACATCGTCAACAAGCATGGATGATACAAAACATCTTGGGTGGTGAATAATGAAAAAGAAAGAAAAAGATAAAAAGCCATGGCCAGGTAAAGGAAAATACTGATGCCAGTACATAAAGTCATGACCACTGTTAATGGCAAACCTACTGCGGGCTACAAGTGGGGCAAGTCAGGCAAGATCTACACAGGCCCGGGTGCCGCTGAAAAGGCCGCAAGGCAAGGTCAAGCGGCCTATGCCTCCGGATATAAAGGCGCAGGCAAATAACAAACGGTAAGTAATATACCGTTTTAGGTGCAATAAGGCACCTTTAATATAAATATTACATTAACTCTAAGGAGGCGCGAGTCAACGATGAACTCTTCAAACAATCAATCGGCAACAAACAACGCAACTGGTGCGTCAGACAATGAAAATCAGGCACAATCCGCTAAAACTTTCACACAAGAAGAAGTAGACAACATGATGGCCCGTATGCGTGGCAGTCTTGAAAAGAAACTTCTTAAACCATATGAAGATTTGGGTGATCCTGAAGAACTTAGAAATATTCGCAATGAGTATGAAAAGAAACAACAGGCAGAACAAATCAAGCGTGGTGAGTTTGAAAAAACTCTACAAGAGTTAGCGGCTAAAAAGGATGCTGAGATCCAAAAGAGAGATAGTATTATTAAGGAATACAAAGTTAATACGCCTCTTGTCAGTGCCGCTGCCAAATTCAAAGCCGTTGCACCAGAACAAGTAAAGCAATTATTAGCAAACCGTGTTAGACTTAATGATATAGGTGAAGTAGAAGTGTTAGATGAGAAAGGTACTGTCAAATATAATGATGGCGGTCAACCTTATCAGGTAGATGATTTAGTGCGCGAATTTCTCGATTCGAATCCGCATTTTGTCTCTGCAAGTCCAAGCACCACGCACAGCCGATCAAATACAGGTATGAACAATACAGGTCAATTTGATTTATCCAAGTTGGATTTTAGTAATGCCGGAGATCGTAAAAGATATGCCGAAGCCAAGAAGGCTGGCATTATAAAATAAGTCAACAATCAAGGAGATTATAAATGACTGCTTATTACAACAATACCACTATTAATAGTGAATTATACGCACCACTCGTTGCGGCTGCCCAATATGCGGCTTACGAGAATTCAGTTGCTCGTCAAGTATCAACAGTATTTGACATGCCTGCTAACTCAGGTAAGGTTGTACAGATTCCTGTATGGTCAAGTGTTAGTGCTACTACTCCAGAAGAGGGTAATGCCGCTACATTTGCAGATACAAATACAACTTCACAAAACTTGACTCTAACTGAGAAAGTTGTTGCTCATCGTATCACTGACATGTTGCGTGACAGTGCTTACAACGATGTATTGGCTCAATTGGGTGACCAAGCTGGCCGTGCATTGGCAGAAGCAATGGACGCAGAATTGTTTGCTGAGTTTGCTAACTTCACAGACGACCTTGGTACTTCAGGTAAAGAATTGGTTGTTGCTGACTTGTTCAGTGCTGCCGCTTACTTGCGTGCCAACAAGTTAACTGGTCCTTTCTATGCTATCCTACACCCTGGTTCAGCATACAACATCAAGAAATCTTTAACTGCTACAAGTTCATATCAACAAGCAACTACTGCTGGTGACAATGTGTTTGGTGGTTTCTACTTGGGTACTATTGCTGGTATCGCTTGTTATGAGTCTGCACTTGTTTCAGTTGCTACTAACGATGCTACCAATGCTGTATTTGCTCCACAGGCTATTGCACATTCTATGCGTGGTTCAATCCGTTTAGAAACAATGCGTCAAGCGGCTTATCGCGCGACTGACTTGGTTCTAACTGCTGTTTCTGGCGCTAAAGTAATTCAACCTACTTTCGGTGTTAAGTTAACTGCTGACAAGCGTATTAACTAATCTGGAGTAAGAGATGCCCTTCATATATGATGGTACTACCGTAATATCTTTTGCTGAATATCAGGATGTTCTTGATATGGATCAAAGGCTATTCGAAGCCAACGAAGGGCTCACTGATGATGTCGTAGAGGCCGCTCTCAAAAGGAGCACCATGCGAATATTAACACTGATCAGAAATACTGATTGGTGGAGAGATTATTATCTTCAGAAAAATTCCAATCCTGTTTATCTTACTGATGCGGATCTACCACAAGTGGATCCAAGTAAGATCTTAGGCCGTTTAGATGACTTCCAAGACCTGTGTGTTTATCATGCACTATGGGATCATTTGCTGCCAAAGATTGCTGACTTCAGCAAAGAAGACAATGCAGAGCGTGCAAAGATTGGATTTTATCAAGGCAAATTCCAGTTCTTATTTGATGAAATTATCAATGGTGGAGACTGGTATGATTTAAGTGGTGATGGAACCGTTCAAAGAGCGGAGAAGTTGCCCGGCAATTATAGCCTTAAGAGAATAAGATGAGAACAGCAATATTAGATTACCTAAAGGCCAACAAGAAATATTTGACTCCGTTGACTATTTCTGAAAGTTTGCCTTGGGAAGATAATGGTGCTCGTATCAGTCATCATAACAAGAAAATTGTGTATGTTGATCTTGATCAAATAATACAGAATCCAAGTTTTGATACTCTCAACCGTTCAGGCGGTGTTGATGAAATAACCATCGTCCGTGTCTACTTCGTGACAGACGCAAAAAAACCTATTGCAAATCTTGAATCTATTATCAATGCTATTAAAGATGCAAGACTAACCACAGACATCACTGGAGTAATTCAGCGTACCTGCCAAGTTAGTAATTCTTTTAACAACGATGCTATAGAAACAACATTTGAGTTTAGTTTTAGAAAATTAATAACCAATTAAAGGAGTCTTAGATGACAACACATTATATTAACCCAGCACCGGGTACTACCAGTCAAGTTGTATTAAAACTTGATTGTGGTATTGCTCTTGGTACGCTAACATTGGGTGGAAGCCCATTGACAATTCCAGCGTTGCAAAACATCACCGTTAACGCGGCCAACGATGTTTTCACATGGACACAATTAGATAAAACAGCTAAACTACAAGTTGCTACTACCAGTACCAACTCAGTTGCTATGAATTTAGTTGTGGATACAGACAGTTTCTTCGGAACAACATTGGCCAGTACACAAACTGATACTGTTGCCGCTCAAGGCCTATTGGGTCTAAGCCGTAATAAGACACTTGTGACTTTCAGTCTAAAGTTTGAAGAAGGCGGTGCTACAGACAAGTACATCAAAGGTCAAGGCTACATCACTGGCTTGGCACCTACTGTTAGTGCTGATAGTCCTGTATGGGTCACACCTATTACAATTACTGTATCAGGTGAGTACACAGCCAGCGCAACAGAGTAATACAAACTACTCGAAGGAAATAGGGGATTTTGTCCCCTATTTTTGCCTCTATGGGTAAATATACATGAAGGAAGATTTATGGACATTTTAGATCAAAAGACCACAGATGAACTACATCTCAGTATACTTGCTGAACTGGCCAAAACCAGTAATGAACTAAAGTGTGCTAAGGCCGACCTGGAAAAGATATCAAGTAGACTCAGCTTCTTACTTGTTATTGCCAACACATTGATTAACAGAAAAAAGGATTAACAGATGAAATTATCACAATTAGCCGCAAAACCCCAACTTATTAGATTAGTCTTGAATGACGAAGAAACCATTAAAGAATTTGGTGAAGAACTTGAATTCTGGACATGGGATCGCCAACCTTTAGATGCTTTTATGAAATTAGCCAGCGTGAATCAAAGCGATCCAAGTGCTATGATTGGTATTATTCGCACATTAATTTTAGATGAGCAAGGCAATGAACTTATTACAAATGAAGCCATGTTGCCCAGCAAAGTTCTTATCCGCGTTATCTCTAAGATTGTAGAAGCCTTGGGAAAGTAATAGGCGAGGATCCCGACTGGGACAGTATGGATATTAAAATGATCCTTACCGTTCACAACCTTGCCGAAAGTTATAAATGTTTGCCCAGTTATGTGATGGATGTTGGTACCACATTCGATTTGTATGTACTTGATGTGCATACAAAATGGGTTAAATATCAACAGCAAGAGTCGTTAAACAAGCAGGCTGTGCCAGAAGCGGGCCCAAGACCCAAAATGACACAAAAAGAAATGCTTGATATGATTAAGAGAGCAAGGAGCGGTTAATGAGCATCAAATTCGAAATATCCTATAATGCCAGGACAACATTACAGGATCTTAAAACTACCATTAGTAAATTAAATCAATTACCAGTTGATGCTTACAATTTCTTTGTTAAGACAACTCCTATTGATACAGGTCATGCTCGCAAGAGTACTAAACTTGTTGGTAATAAAACTATTGAAGCATCTTACCCTTATGCCCAGCGCTTGGATGAAGGTTATAGTAAACAAGCCAAAGATGGTATGTCTAAGCCTACTGAACAATTTATGAAAGCCCGCGTCCGACAGATAGAGGCAGGAAAATAATATGTCTATAGATATTAAAGTCAATGCCGATACCAATCCTGCTGTTGCTGAACTTAAAAAATTAGAAACACAAGTAGCACATACTACCGAAGCCTTTAATAAAATTAAAGATGCAGTTGCAGGTTTTGCCGCAGTAGGTTTTATTCATAGTCTATTAGAAATGGCAGATGGTCTCAGTGATGCCGCCAAGGCCGCTGGAGTTAGTACTGAAGCATTGATGGGATTCAGTGCCGCATTAAGTGCTAATGGTGGTAATGCTGAAGGTGCATTAAAAGGCATAGCGGCATTCAGTCAACAAATTGCACAAGCGGCTGAAGGCAGCAAAGGCGCACAAGATGCTTTCTTAAAGGTAGGTGTTGGATTAAAAGAACTTGGAGCATTAAGCGAAGAAGATCTTCTTAAGAAAACTATTCTTGGTATCGCCGCCATAGAAGACCCAAGTCGTCGTGCGGCGGCAGGCATGGCTAATTTTGGCAAAGCCGCTAAAGGTGTTGATTTTGTTGGTGTTGCAAATGACATCGATAAGTTTATTCAAAAAAATAAAGAAGCGGCCAGTGCTATTGAAACAGCAGGAGATGTTGCTGATAGTCTTGATGCTACATATAAAAGTTTCAAAGTACAAATATTAGTAGCATTAGAACCAATTGCCAAACTTGCAAGTGCAATCTTAGAACAAAAAGATGCTATTGGAATTCTAATCAAGGCATTGGTTGATATTGGTGCGGCATTCTTAATCTTTACAAAAGTTATACCTTGGATAAGCGGAGTTAAAGGTGAACTTGCCGCGGCTGCTATTGAAGGATGGACATTCAAAGAAGTAATAACTAAAATAGGCGGAGCCGCTTTAGGTCCTCTTGCTGGCCTTGCTACACAATTTAGCCTATTGAAAGATGCATTAATAGGTGGCGCAGCCGCTGGACTTGCAGGAGCAACTGCATTAGAAAGATTAGGACTTGCCGCTTCTGCTATACTTGGTATATTCAGTAGATTCCTTGGTATTGTTGCAGTATTATGGGCTGTGTATGATGTAATCAACGCCATAACTAAAGCCGCTACAGGAAGCGGATTAATAGAGTGGGGAGAAAAGGCACTTAAAGCATTGGGCATCATTAGTCAGACTACTGCTGAAAGAGAAAAAGCCGCCAAGGCAACCGAAGCCCAAGCCAAAGCCAATAGAGAAGTCACTGATGCCATGGCCCAAGAACAATTGGCTCTGGATAAGATTTTATCATCATATATTAGAACAACTGATGAAGCCAATAAGAAATTCAAGGCTGAGACAGAAAGTCTCAATATAAGCACAGAACAAAAACTTCTTAAAGAACAAATTGCCGAAGCAGATAAGAATTATGTTGAAACCATAATTAAATTAACTGATGAGTACAATGCCAAACGAGCAACAGGTAGCGAAAGCGATGCCCGTATGCTACCTCTTATACAAAAAAAAATACAAGATGCTGCCGCGGCAAGAGAAGCAGAAACACAAACAATCAAAGACAATGTGGCCGCTCGTATTGCCGGGCTTAAAATTACAGATTTAGAAAACTTCGGAATAAAAGAACAGGTTGGCCTACAAGATAAATTACAATCTTTAACAGATGACATGGCCAAGAGTACCATGACCGAGCTTGAGAAAAAGAACTATGATATTCTTGCGGCCGCAAGATTACAAGGTAAACAAGCCGCTGATAATTTTGAGATTGCCAACAAGACCAAACTTACAGAAGCAGAAAGACAAGGCTATATCGATGCCGCAGTAGCCGGTACAGATAAATTAATTGCTAAAAATACTGAAGCATATAATCAAAGTAGAAGTTTCAGTACAGGTTGGGCCAATGCATTTAATGATTATGTGACCAATGCTACCAATGCCGCAGACCTTGCTAAAAATATATTCAACAAGTTTACTCAAGGCTTGGAAGACTCGATTGTTAATTTTGCCAAGACAGGCAAGTTTGAATGGAAGAATTTTGTTGCTGGCATGGCGGAAGAATTATTACGCAGTCAGATTAAACAAACCTTGGCCGGCATATTCACATTGAATAAACCTAAAACAGGTGCTGGCGGCGCAGTTAGTGCATTGGGAGGTGCTGCCGCAGGTGTCACTGCTCGTGGCAATAATGCGGCAACTCCTGTATATGTTCAATCTGTTGGTTCCGATTTACTTGGAGGACAAAGTGCAAGTCCATCAGGTACTACAGATTCGACCAGCGTATTTGAAGATATTAAAACAAGCATCAGTGATTTTTCAACAGGTGTTAGTAATTTTCTCAGTAATATGTTCAGTAATTTAGGTAGTTTTATATCTAACATGACTGGCAGTTTAGGAAATATTCTCAGCAGTGTAGGCAGTACACTATTTGATGTACTCAGTAGCATTGGTGGTACACTGTTTGATGTTATCAGTAGCCTTGGTAGTGGTCTTGGAGAT